TCGGTCCTGGGTCTGTCGGCAACTCCACTTTATTGACTTCGATGTCAGGATGATTGACAAATGTGGCAAGAACTGGTGAAACCAAATCATCACCGTATCCTTGCTGTCGTAACATCCGTGCTGCCATCTCAAAATCACCACCGAATTCGAGCCATGCGTAGACTGCAAACGGACTGTATGCGCGATTCGGTTCCAACGGAGCCGCGTTGCCACTGAAGACATAAAACGACTTGTCCTTCAGGGATGCCGACCAGCCATTAGCCTTGCCCGGGCGACGCCAGAGCTCGTTTTCCGCTTTCTTGACCAAGGTCCAGCCATGCTTGATGAGCAAGGCGCGAATGTCACCTCGGTTGTTGAAATCATCCCCTGGTCGATTCTCGGGTACGAACTGCGAATCCGCAGGAACATCTGCCGTCGGCAAGTATTCGTTCAGTGACCAAGCAGTCTCCAAGAGTATCTCTCGTTCCTGCGGAGTTAGCACAGGAATCTCGGTAAGTGCTCCTTGCTCGAGCGAGTAACCCAAGGTTGGAGCGCAGAGAAACAGTCCCCCTTCTCCACGTGTCTCGATCAGAGTGACCATCGCACCGTCCCGAAATCCCATAGCAAGTTTCATGTTGCCATTTATCGGCTCCGTGCAGCGATAGATCACGTGCTTGCCTCCGGACTGGCTAGTCTCGATGACAAGGCGAGCAAACAACTCCGGCGGGATTTGCTCTTTCCATGCCTCGAAACGATCACCACCTCGATCGAAGTCGAGCATTTCGAGGTTGCCACTGACTTGGCCCGTAACCACGCAGATCGCGTCTTCTGGTTTCGAAAACCATTCGACGATCTGTCTGTCTTGCGGGATTTGCAGCTGAAAGCTCTTCCAACCTGGAAGCCTTGGACGCTTTTGCAATCGAACGGCCGGTAGGACCGAAAGACCACTTTCGCGGTAAGCCAAAGCGGATGGGAGTAGGGATATGAAATCGGATGACATACTCAAAATGGAATCTCCTCGTCTGTAAACTCATTGGAAAAATGTTGGTCGCACGGTTCGGGCATCGGCCCGATCTCGTAGTCGATGATCCGTTCGTATTCCTCCCCCGAGACGCTGCGCACTTGGATCGCGAGGGTTTGCGCAACGGCACCCCCTTCGATCCTCGCGAGTGCCTCGTCGGTAGTTGCCGGAACCGGATCGGGGGATCGCTGTTTCCACCAAGCCACGGCACGTTGACGTGCGTAGCCTGAGTGTTCAAAGCAAACCCACTCGGATTTGTGGTTGCGCCAGCCGATCATGTAATCGACTCGCATCGATCGCGGTGCATCGTCGCTGGCCCCACGTTTCAGGTGGCTGTAGTAATGTGTGTCGGTGACTTCGTAGCGCGTGTTGGTGACTTGGCCAGATAGGATCGGTGCTTGGGTCGCTTGGGCTTCGTGGTTCTGTTTTTCAGGTGGGGGAAAGGTAAAGCCGCACTCCGGGCAATTCGCGTATCCCATCGCGATGAGTGCATTGCATTTGGGACATTGCTTCGCAGGTGCTTCTCCGGTCGATTGGCTTCCTGCAGGTTTGATCCGCAGGCAATCAACCGGTCCGTGCCTCAAAACATTGCCACCAAAGTCGAGGACTAAACAGTTCTGTTTGCTGGGGTGAAGTCTGAAGCCTCGCCCCACAGCCTGATAGAAAAGTCCCGGCGATGTCGTCGGACGTACCAAGGCCACGCAATCGATGTTGGGTGCATCGAAGCCGGTGGTAAGCACGTTGACGTTGCACAAGTATTTGAGACTTCCGCTGCGGAACTGCTGGAGCAATCGGTCTCGATCCTCCGAGGAGGTTTCGCCAGTAACGAATCCGCATTCGATGCTGTGTTTGTCTCGAAGGGTATCGACGATGTGGTTGCCATGCCGAACGCCGCTCGAGAAGATTAGCACTGCATTCCGATTGACCGAATGCTCGACGATCTCACGGCAGACGGATTCGACCAGAGACTCGATATCCATGAGAGCTTCGACCTCATCGGCTACGAATTCGCCGGCACGAACGTGCAGCGAACCGAAGTCGATTTGGTCTTTGCCAGACTTGGAAACCAGCGGACACAAAAAACCATCGCGGATCAGTTCCTTGATTCCAACCTCGTAACAGATCGTGTTGAGGATGTTTTCAGGGGCACAGATCTCGCCGTCCTTGAGTCGAAACGGTGTGGCCGTAAAACCAATGATGCGCAAGTGAGGGTTGACCTTCTTGGCATCCGCGAGGAACTGCTGGTACATCCCCTCTCCATCGGGACTAATGAGGTGTGCTTCATCGACTATGATCAGATCGAACCGATCGAGCTCACAGGCACGCTTGTAGATCGATTGAATACCGGCGATGATGACAGCATTGTTGGTGTCGCGACGCTTCAAACCTGCCGAGTAGATACCGAAGTCCACGTTGGGGCAGACGGCGGTTAACTTGTCGGCTGTTTGCTGCAGCAGCTCTTTGACGTGGGCCAAAACCAGGACACGACCTTGCCAGAGCGTGACCGCATCCTTGCAAATCGTCGCCATACAGGGGGTCTTGCCCCCCGCTGTTGGAATGACCACGCAAGGATTGTCATCGCGATCGCGCAGATGGTTGTAAACCGCATCGACGGCCGCTTGTTGATAGGGACGTAGTTGCATCGGATTAATCCTCATCAGACTCGTCGTAACAAGCAGGGGTTCGCTCATCGTCGAACACCTGATCTATCCATTCAAAGCCATCGTTCATCATGCCGAAACCTTCTCCAAGCCGAGACGATAGGCTCCGATAGGATTCACGAACCCCATCGCATTCAGGGTCGACAGTCGGTTGATTGACTAGACGTTTGCGTGGCACCATCAGACCGCCACATTTAGGGCACTCTTTGATTCGTGTAGTAACAATTACTCCGCAATCACTACAAACTTTGCGTCTAAGGTTTTTCACCATGATCACTCTTCCATACATTTCGAGATGCGTACAAAAACCATGCCTCCAGGGATCGGTTCACGTTTCCATGTGTCTAGGTGGATGATTTGGCTGTCGTCGTGATACGCACCACCTTGCCCGAGTGCATCGAGCAATGCTTTTTGTGTGTTATCTACGTCCCGGCGACGACGGTCGGGCGGATACAGTTCGATGAAGACTTCCAAGTCACCATCGAGTGGGCGAACGCCGCGCGCCGCGAGGATCGACACAACCTGTTGACGGAAGAGTCGACCCCCGCGGCTGATGAGCGTCCGTGCTCCCACCCGCCGCCAGTAATGATTCACTGACGGCGGGTACGGCAGTTCAAGTTCGATCACGAGGGACGTCTCCATGGTGGAGTCGTGTGGCTCGCTTGCTGAGGCTGAGCTGTCGCCGCCTCAGGTTTCGCGTAACCTCGGATCTCGTTTGTTACATCCCCCGAATCTTCTCGCTTGCGACACTTGACGTTGATCACCAACGGCAAGTTGTGCAGCTCGACCGAATCGCCCGGGGTGAGTACCCCAACGGCTCTGCAGATGGCCGAGAGCTCTGCTTGGGCGATCTTCACCGCAGTGGGATTGGCATTTTGAAGATTGAGTCGGGACCAAAGGAATCGACCTTTGTATTCACCCTCGAGAACCTGAAACGTCAGCTGCAAGTAGCTGCCCGATCCAGACTTCGTCGGCTTGAGTTCCGACTCGGTGATCACGGCCAGGTACTTGCCTGCCGGGATTGCTTCCAAATTCGACGTCGGCTCAATTTGATTCGCGTTAAAGTTGTTGAGATTAGCCATGGTTCGTAGCTCCTTCTGGTGCAGAAACGGGGTTGGACAGTTCGTTAGGTGAGCCGAGGATGCCGCCAACAATCGCATCCCAAGCCAATGGAATTTCAGGTTTGAGCCGGTAACGGTTCTTGGCCACGCATGAGGGACCGCCGACCGTTTTCAAGATGCGTTCGCCACCGGCAGCCCCCACGGGTGCTGCGATCGCTCTCTGGCGACCAAAGCCACTCTCTTCGGTGCGGGTCGTGAATCGCTTGGTGGCAAAAAGCACCGCATCGCACCATTCGGTGATGATGGCGCTGGCGTGCTTGTGCAGACGAGGTGAGTAGCGGTCGTAGGCCGGTGCTTCCGGGTCCTCGAACTTCTCGACCTTGGCATGGGCGATCAAAAAGATCATCATGCCGCGATCGCGATGGAGATTGCCGAGCTTGTCGATGAGCTTGCGCCAGTAGTCCAAGGCCAAGGTGTAACCCTTGCCATACCCACCTCCGACCTTTTCGATCGTCGTGGCCGATTCGCGTCGGCAGACTGCATCCCAGATCAATCGTTCGAGCCAATCGAGCGAATCGATCGCGACCGTTTGGTAGTCGTGCGGCTGGGTCTCTAGTTCCGTTAAGGCAGCGACGACATCTTCGAGGGACTTGGCCAGTGGGAAGCGATCGCAGTCGATCTCCCCGAGACCATCTTCAGTTTGAATGAAGATCGGTCTTGGGGTGGTAGCTGCGAGGCTACTCTTGCCGACCCCTTCGGTACCGTAGACCAAGATTCGTGGTGGCAGGTGTGCTTTCCCACGCTGCACTTGCTGTAATAAACTCATCTGTTTTTTCCTTACAAAATCGGACAACGAAATAAATGGGTGAGTAAAAG